TCGACTGCCAATAGGGTTTTGATTGAGGCACAAGTTCACATCAGAGAAGGTGATGTTTGGCACTTGATCAGCAATGATTGGGCTGAAGAGCATCGTGATGACGGCCCTGTGAACAAGAAGTCTGCCACAGAGAACTGCGCTACATCAGCGATAGGTCGTGCATTGGCTGCGGCTGGCTTGGGCGGTGGTGAATATGCCAGCTTTGATGAAGTGGACTACGCCATCAACGAAAAAACTGGATCGTCTGGCAAGAAGCAAGCCGCACCTGTAGAGGCTAAGGCAAAAGCAGAACCGCCAGCAAAGAAGGCAGAAGCAAAGGCAGCGCCCCTCGTACCCCTAGCCGTAGCTGAAGATGCTGCAATTGCATCACAGGCTTTCAAGTCAGACGCAAGCGTGGTCATAGACAATCTCGCTGGCTGCGTTACGGCAGAAGAGGCGAAGGTAGTGATTGACGAATACTACGCGCCAATAAAAACTAAGTACGCAGAGCGCCCAGACTTTGAACCGTTCAAGGAAAAGGTGCAGGAGCGTATTCAACAGATAACAAGTAATGAAAATAAAGAAAAAGGAGTTCCATTCTAATGGCATTTGAAAGAAAAGATTTACAAGGCGCGGCATTCAAGAACGACAAGAAGATTGAAGATTGGCACGCCGATTTTCGTGGCGACATATTAGTTGAAGGCACCGACTACTACCTTGACATAACGAAGAAGGAGCCAGCAAATGGTGGCGCTACATTTCTCAGGGTAACTCTGAAGCCGAAGAATGCTACGGCTAAGGCTGCTGTAGAGAAGGTTGTTACCCAAGAGGCTAGTCCTTTTAGTGATGATGATTTTGGTCTGTAGCTATGAGCAAAACTAAATCATATGTGATGGACATTGAGTCTAGGTTGGACGACAGCCAGCAAGCCGAAAGGCGTAGTCGGTTGGAGCTTGCCAAGATTGATGTGACGATAATGAAGCTGAGAGAGTCAAAGCCGATAGAAGATGAAGAACTTCTGACGACTATTGATGATCGTTTAAACAACTCCTTAGAGTTGGTTAATGATCTTGAGGCACTACTAGAAACTGGCAATGCATTGGTGAAAGATTTTGGAATCAAAATCGTGGGCAAAAAAACTAAGAAGTCGTAAGCACTTACAGCTTGTTAGGGATCATGGCTGCTTGGTTTGTTACAGGCCAGCACAGGCGCACCACCTAACCTTTGTAGAAAAGGATGGGCTGCGTGGCATGAGGCGAAGCGGGGATCAGGATGCTGTCCCGCTTTGTGATGATCACCACAGACACTTGCATAAGCATGGGAACGAACAGCGATGGTGGGCTATGGAAGGCATAGATCCCCTCGCTTGGATAGAAAATTTTACACGCAACAAGGAATATTATCATGGCTGGAAAAAAGAAAGTGACGACGACGAAGGCGACGACGACGGAAGCGAAGTCAACGAATAAGTATTACACGACAAAGAATCAGATGATTGATCAGCTTCAAGAAACCATTGAGCTACTTAACTACAATCATCGAAAGTCTGTACAAGACATAGAGATACAGCATCAGAAAGATATTGATAAAAAGGATGACGAGATCAGCGTCCTTCAAGCCGTTGTCCATGAGGGAGATGAGCTAGTCGATGAAACTATGGATCGTCTTCATTCGCTAGAATCAAGGCGCTTCTCTGAATGCAAAAACATTGATGACCTATGCAATCACCTGTCACCAGAGGACTTGAGGCTGTTATTTATCGCCCGAAGAAGCAGTCTTGTGTTTGGCATTCGAGGTGAAGAGGAGAACGATTATCTCGTTAAACAGCTTAACCTTGCTTGGTTTGAGGATGATCGCCCTGATATGCCTGTGATATATACGGATTGCGGCATGGTTAGATTTGTCTTAGAGCGCCCTTGCAGTAACAATTCAAGCGCCGACCTCCTCATTTCTGATCATGAATGAACTAGAAAAATGGGTTGGTATAGAGATTGTCGCGGAACATTTTGGCGTTTCCTTATCTACAGTACGAGCTTGGCGTAGAAACAAAAAGCTTCCTCAAAACAGTTATTTTCAAATTTCTGGGGTTTTAAGGTTCAAGTTGAGCCTACTAGAAGAAGGTTTGCTAGGGATCAAAGAGGATAGATGAAGAGTGATAAGGAGACAAAGCGATTTGACTTGGAGGTTTGGATTACCAATGCCTCCTACATCGCTGTAAATGCAGAGAATATAACTGAGGCAAAGAAGATTGCTGTTGCCCAGTTTGACAAGCGCCTTGGTGAAAACTTTAAGCGCATGGAAATACATGAGGTAAAACGATGAGCGCGGAGAATTATACCGAGAGCTTTGAAGGAAAGAAGTACGCATACCGGCAGACCAAAGATGGCATGGTCTTGTCCTTTGTTGTTCACCCAGATGATATGCCAAAGGAGATGGCTACCGCGCAGATAGGGCAGAGGTACATGGTTGTGTGCGCACAGATTGATGACTTTGAAAATCCAATACCACCAAAGGCAACTACCGATGGTAATCGTGCAGTAGCTAGGGCTAATCTAATATGCAAAGATGAGTCGTATATTAAGTGGGTGCGTTTAAACAGCAGCCAGTGGCACGTTATTGACGAGTCACTAGATGACGTTGATTACGCGGCAGAAGTTCTACGTTTTGTGTGCGGCATACCATCACGATCTGAACTGAAAGAAAGCGAGGAAGCTAGGCAGAGACTTACTGATCACCTTAAACATTTTGAGCTAGAGGTTTTGCTATGAGTTGGTACTCAGACGAACTAAGACGATTGCGCATGGATCAAAGCATGTCGTTACAGCAAGTGGCTGATAAATCAGGCTCAACTAAAAGCTATGTAAGTCAGGTTGAGCTTGGCAAAAGAAAGCCCAGCTTTGAATTGGTTGAGGCTATGGCGCAAGCCTTGGGCGCTACTGTATATATAAAGTTAGAGAAACCCGAACCTCCGCCAGCTATAGCGCCAAGGAATAAGAAGAGGGCTTCGATAGCCAGTAGATTTATACAGTGAACTGGCACATCACTTGTCTTTCTTGTGGGTCTGCTCGCCACAGAGCCACTTTCCCGACAAGTTGCGAGGCTTGCGACTCTCAGGTTGTGATAATTACAGACGAAAGGCCGATAGCGATGAGCAATAAAGCGCTGGAAGAATGGTTGGCTGCTGGCAATACGCCCGAACAGATCCCTGCTGACGCAAATATTGATACAAAAATCTGCATTAACTGTGGGATAAAGCGCCCCTCAGATTCATTTGTAAAAGTTAACAACTACTCTAGGTGCAGTGTTTGTTTGGAGAGGCGTAATGAAGCCATAACTGAGCGAAGAAAGAACAGCGTTTAACATACCAAGGGGGAGTTACCCTATCTCCTCCTCATAACCGTGTTCCCGTCCACGGGGTAGATCAGGCGGGGCTACTTACCAAACTTCTGCTTCTGAGATTTGGGTGGTGACTTCTTGCTGCCGCCCTTCCCACTCCAAAATAACTTGTCTGCCCAGTACGCCGCGCTAGTTTTACCCTTCGCAATATTTTTGCCATGCCTAGCCTTGAAACTCTTACGCGCTTCATCACTATAGTTATGGCCCATCTTCTGGTCGCCAAATCGTATGACCTTCATCTTAGATCCATCACGAACAGCAACTACACCTTTCTTCGTCTTGTGACTTGGAGTGCGCTTGGGCTTGTTTAAACCTGATAGCCCAACCTTCTTGAGTCTATTCTTTTCCGCGTCAGTCAAACTCATTTGCGATGCCTCGCTGTTTTCTTTGCTATTTTCTTTGGCTGCTTTGAGAACTGCTTACCTGCCTTTGTGTCGGCTCGTTTCTTTTTGCTAGTAGCAGCGTACTCCTTGCTTGATAGAGCCTCTCTAGCCTTCTTCGGGAGATACCTTTCACCTGTTGCCTTCTTACCTTGTGTTGATGGCTTGCCTGATTTGGTTCCCCAATCTTCTTTAGTCCACTTCTTTAATGACTTCTGCGACTTCTTAATTGCCATTAGGTGTAGCCTCCACCTGCATCTTTGTATGCCTTAGCCAGCATCTGAGCTTTACGCGCCGACCACTGACCAGCCTTGCCGCCTTTAGTGCCTGACTTGATGCGACTGAATTGGCGTTTACGCATAGCCGGTTTGGTATAATTGCCAGCCTCATTAACCTTAGACTTGGCCTTTACCTTGCCGCCCTTCTTGTATCGTTTAAACATTTACAATGCTCCCCGGTTTACCCGGCGCGTTTAAACAGGCTGGTATTCACCCGTTCTTATCATTTCTGTAACCTCAACAGCGCGATTGCCTACCTGCTGGCTCCACTTGCTGTCCATGAATTCATCCGCAGCAATGTCAAACTGCTCACGAGACATGGCTTCAAGCGCCTTAACAAAACCACGCAATCGTGTCTGACCTAGATTGAACGAGATGTCCACCAGCGCGTCTTGACGGGCCTCATTCATAGCGGGGAACCAGAAGTAACTGTCAGTAAGCTCTTCCCTCACGCGCTTGATGTCGTTGCTTAGTAGGTAATCAATCTCATCATCAGACAGGCCCAGACCGGACTCGCTAATATTTCGGCCCACCGCAATTGTTTCGTACCCAGCCGAGCAGATATAAGATTTAGAGCGAACACCTTCATGGCGCTTCAGCATCTTGACTAACTGTGTCATCAGTCTCTCCTTTATTCATCTGTGAATAATAACTAATTATGGATAAAACTTGTCGGATATATCGCTTCACCTCTGCCATATTTGACGAAAGGTTTTCGTAACCCTTTGTGGTCAACCCGTAGTACGCATTAGTGGGTGCGTTGCCCTCGTTTAAATCATCCAAGTATTCTTGCATCGTGGCAGGTGTCAGCACTGACCACTCTACCGGAAGGGTTGATATGGCATTAGGTAGCGGAGGATGATATTGAGCAGCCTCTTTAACAACGGTAACAACCTCAACCTTTTTTGTTTCTGGGACATAAGGCTTACCTCCTAGCCATGAACAACCACTAAGGAGTAGGATTGGTAATAATCTCAAGATCATTTAACACCCCCTTCGTTCCTTTATTTATAATCTTCTCTATTAACTTAGGCTTTCTCAGGCTCAACACATCCATGTTGTGCTTGGCAAACTTTTGTCTGATGGATTCAACCTCTTGTTGAGCCTGTCTATTCTCATCCGACAACACATTAATCCTATTCAATACAGCCTGTGTTCTAGCTTCTTGATCAAGCAACTCTTTGTTTTGCTTGGCAATAGAAGACTCTAGAATCGCCTGATTGTCAGCGGCCTGACGTAGCTGTATAGCCATCGTCTCTTTCTCGGCTTCAGACTTGTCGTAGTACAGCTTAAAGCCACCAACCGACACGGTTAATGCAACTCCAAGCAATGCTGTTATTTGCCACATTTTACGGCCTTGTGTAACTGCTTTGTGCTGGTGATGGCTGAGTATCTTTTCGACGAAGACGCTCGCTCACATTTCTTGCCGTTCTTCCCGCTTGGGTAAGCGCAGCTTTCTTCTGCTTGTAAGATGACAAGACCTCGTAGTAGTTGCCTATTCTTCGCTTACGCTCTTGTACCGACAAGCTCTGATCCTTTCTCAACCTGTTGATCTGGGTAGTAATCTTGCTCTTCTCTGCATCCAAATAGCGTAGGGACATTTGTATTTGCATAGGGTCTACGTTGGTGAGGTTTAAACCAACAAAGCGCATGATTGCCTGACCCAAGGTGTCGGCCTCTATGCCGTTTGCTTTCTTATCTCCCTTCAGCGCAGTGTTTAACTTCGCTACCGCTCCGTATTCTGTGTTCAAGAATCCGGGCAAGAGGTACTGGTTCGCAGCCCAGAACATAGCGTCTGTCATTTTGCCGCGACGATAGAACGGTTTCTCAATCGCTCCAGAAACAAACATAGGATCTTCTGGGTTAACGATGGGACGCTGTGTAAACGGGTCTAAGTTCTGAGCAGCGCCAGCCAGTGACCATGCTGGGCCACCAAACATACCCAATGTAGATGTCACATCTTTGATGCTGAAGCCTTGATCTTCTGGCTTCTTTTCACCGAACAATTGCTTGCCTCCTGATACAGAGTTAGCAAGTAATCCAGTAAATGATCCCCAAGGATACAGGTAGCTGGTGTCTAGGAACTGTAGCCTTCCCTTTGAATCCCTTGCTGGGACGGGGATTAGGCCCGGATTTCCCCGAAGATAATCAGGCATGGCTTTCTTTACAGCCTCATACTCTTCGTCATCAATATCAAACGCACTCATAAATAATGATGGTAACGCATACGATAGCGCGACATATGGAGCAAACTTCATTGGATTACGAAGCGCAGTCTTTGCCAGTACAGGCAATACTTTGTACTGGAATGTCAGGAAGGGAATACCTACAGGGCTTTGACGTATAGCTCGCACCGTCTGAGGAACATCAGAGTAGTCGAACAGGTACTCTTGCGCTCGCATAAACGCATCATCCGCTGTGCCGCCTTCTCGATCCATAACGTCAATGGCAATCGCCGTCTTACCTACAACCTCGATGCCTTGATAGAGCTTGCTTGCCTTTTGAGCCAGCTTTGTCCATGTATTTAGCTTGAGCCAACCAATCATTCCTAGATCTTTAGCGTCAACAGACTGCAAGAAATCAAGCATATCGTCCTGCATGAGAATCAATTCTTGATCAGTAAACGAGGATTGTTGCACCCCTCGCGCAATCATTGCTGCGTAGTGCTTGGAGTTCTCAAAATCTTTGTTGTTGTACGCAATAATTTCTCTAGCAGCCTCAACCATTCTAGGGATGACCCTATAGAACGGTACGCCAGACATATGAATTAGGATCGCGTTACTGAATGTGTTACGAGCAATGGTCGGAGGGTTCAATGGAACCTTGATAGTTTTCCACACCGCCGTAGCTTTTCGTCCAGTTGACAAAACATTCACATAAGCTTGATCGCCTATGTTAAGCATGGCGGATGAGGCAACAACGTCATCAAATATTTCTTGACGAACCAGCCTTCCAGCCAGCATCCCGTACTGCCTACCCCTTGGAACACGTTTAAACTCAAAGCCATATGTCTGTGTAAGGCCAGATATATCTATGTTCGGATCGGTTATGTATTGCAAGACACCGCGCTCTTCAAACGTGGTTCTTACCATGTTATCTATTTGCGCAGCATCTGAGCGTAACTTTGCAGCCTTGTCTGGATCAGCAGCCTCAACCGCAGCGGCAATGCTAGTCAGGGTATTGACTTGATCAAGCAAGTAAAACCCACTTACTTTCTGAGGCTTGCCATCTGGCCCTGTGTATTCAACAACAAACTGATCGTCTGCTACAGTCCACGCCTCATTACCAGCAACAGAATTCATAAACTCAATAAACTGCAAGTCTCTAATTGGACGTTGTATGGCCCTAGACACCAAGAATGCAGGGTCAAGCTCGTTGATAACCCCTAACGCCTCTTGCGCCTGATCCGTCATGTCATCCTTACGAGGTTTGAGATAGCTAAACCTAGCATCCATCTTGTCCTCAAGAACATTCTTTAGATATATTCTTGGTAAGTAAGACCTTCTGTACTTGTAGAAGCTGTTCGCCGGTAGAAGGCCAGCTTGCATAAGCTCTAGGCCCAAGTTCTCAATCATGTCTTTTGCTTTTGCAGAAGCCTTGGCTGCGCGAGGATCGAGAGCGTCCAACTGCTGCAATAACACGGCCTCTTGCTGTGCGTCACCTGTTGTAAGGTACTGGAATATCGCGCCTCTAAGCGCCTCGGTAGAGGATCTGTTTTTGTTGCCTGACCTAGTAAGAAACTGATTACCTATTTCGTCTCTAAGGAAGGTTGCAATCTTTGTTGACTGCGCAATAGTGCCAAGGTACTTGGCTCGCTCAAGATAGAACTCTTTCTTCTGAGGCATATCTTTTAGAGTGTTAAAGAACGGAAGGCTGTTTATAAAGTCTATGCCCTTCTGTCTGCCATTTTTCATAACGCCGCGCAAGTTGTCAGTACCTTGATTGGTTGCTGCTGTACGTTCGTTTTCTACTTTGGCAAAATATATCTCGCTTGGCGCACTTACTTGAGGCGAAGTCTTCATGTCCTCTGTAAGTGTGTAAAGGCGCAATGCGTTTCGTGAATTAGATACAGGGATCATGTACCTGTTTTGATATTCATCAGAAAACTCTCGCGCACTCTTTAACTCGCCAGTGTCTTCGTTTCTAAACATCGGCAACATAGCTCCGNTAGGATCATCCACATTCATAGGAATGCGTTTAAACCCANTTTCTTCTGCAACCTTNTCTATGATGAAGTCATTGTCTGCGAGAGCCTCCTGTAAAGCTGTTGTCTCGCCGCTTATTGCCGCAATCGGACGGCCTCTTAATGGTTGAGACTGTATGTCAGACGCTTTTATGATGGTCGCCTCCCCTTCTGGGAGAATATCGCTTGTNCCCTCATACTGTCTTGGCGATAAAAACTTTCCACTTGAAGAGCCTAAATATAAAAGATTNTCNTTGCTGTTAAATGCAATCTTATCTCTTATTTTTTTTATTTCCTTATTGCTTCCTTCATGAAGGCTTGCCAATGCATTGTCTAATGCTTGCGGAATCTTGACATCGTAGATATTTTTGAATCCTCCACCAACAGGTATATCAATAGCGCCTGTCGTTCTATCCTTCGCGCTTGTTACCAGCTTGGCTACCTTCTTTTGATAGTCAGTTAGGTTTGTTTCTCCATTGGCAATCTTATTGGCTTCCGCTTCTACAGACACAGCCTTATCTTGTATGAACTTAATGAAGTCCTTTTTATAAAACTCTTGGCCCCTCATCTCAGGGTTTTCTAGCTCATTGCGCACAAGCACAGCAATGTCTTCACCCAGCCACTCATCAAGGGTTGGATTTCCTTCCATTGTTATGCTGTTGTTACCAAGCTCTACCGAGTCTCTAAAAAACGACCCCTGTACATCACCGCCCTCTCGCGTCTTACCAATCACTGGCTGTGTGTATGAAGCTATCCAGCTTTGAGAAAGCTGCGGGTACGCTTTTGTTATGGCTTTTGCTATAGCTAATTGAGCAAGCTGGGAGCTTGTTGCTTCCGTGGCTGGCATAAACTCTGCTTTGATGGCCTGTATAGCCTCTGCTGAAGAAGCTAGAGTTATTGAAGGCTCACTAACAAAGTCAGAAACCTCTTCTTGAGCCTGTTCAAGTTTGTTTTGCGCAATAACATTACGCTGCTCTTCATCAACATTTAAACTAGACGGTGCCTCAAGGCCACCAAGCGCCCTTGCAGCATCAAACTCCCCTGTATTTGGATCTGGGTACGCGGGTTCAAATGAACCGTCTCGACGAAGCTCATCAAGCTCTGCTTGAATTGCAGACTCTGTTAATATGAGACTGACATTGCCGTCTCCATCCACAGTTACTGCATCAGATCGTAAAAATTCATCATTAAAACGGGTGTCATCTTCAAACTCTGCTGCGTTTAAACGTATTGATACAGCGGGTATTCCGCCGGGTAGAGAGTTAATGCTTTCAATTATACCAGACTCAACTAGCTCGTAAGTGTTGGTAAACTTTGTCAACACCAACCCATCAATGTTTGCTTTTATTGTGTTCCTGTAACGCTCAACTTGAAGGTCGCTGTTGCTCACTGCGATATGATCGTAACCGCCATTGATTGCCATGCGCACAAGCTGATGCATAGCAAACTGAAGGCGAGAATTTTCTTTTTTCATTGGCAGATCAGGTAGTAGCTTTCCATACACCCGATCTGAAAACATATCCATCATCGGTCTGACAAGGTTTTTTTCATCCCTCGAAAGTGAGATGTAATCAGGCTGACTTATTTCGCCCTCTGCAAACAAATAGTCTGTAGCCATTTCCCGCATTTTTCTTTGCGCAGCTTGATGAATATCTGATTGAATTTCCTCTACAACAAGGACTGTGCTTCCATCATCTAATACAATGTCAGATAGTCTCATATGCATGAATGCGTTTCTGACATCTGGGTAATGCATATGCTCCATACCCTCGCCTTTTGTCAGTGGGATCGTATAAATAATATCCCTGTATCCATCTAAGGCCATCAACGCTTCAGTTGCGTTTTTATTTAAAAACAAATCACTGCCAATTTCGGGAAGCTCTCTGCCACCCATTGTTGTCCAAGCGTAATAAAAATTAGGCTGATCGTCAGAAAATCCAACGCTTCCGCGATCACCGCCAACATCACCAAAACCGGCAGCTATAGAGNCGGACGAAGGTNTGAAGCTTTCTTTTGTTGAAAGTCCAGCGCCTCCATCTTTNAACTTCATCTTTTGTAATGCTGTTCCGCTATAATCTGTGTCAACTAAAGTCAACCCTAGTAACGTCTTGTTAAATGGAGACTCTTCATTCGCGGCTTCTGTAGAAATAACATTAGCTAGGTTAAGAAATTTTTTGCGAGTCTTGTCATTGAGACTGTCGATCATTGATTGAACTTCTGAGGTTGTCCCTCTTAGATCTGGGATCTCTTGTTCTAAATCTTTTACAGCTTTTATTATAGATTCTGGAAACGCTTGATCTGCAACCTCTGGATTAGGCACTCNGCTTTGTATATTAATTGCGGTAGTCATTACATCAACAACATGAGCCGCGCCTGTACCAAGACGAAGAGAGTTTATTGCCTGATTTGCCACTTGCTCATAGGCTTCGTTATTCCTGTCTTGCCTTAAAGCGTCTTGATATTCCCTTTCTGTTTGCGCGTCTCTGTTCGCACCAATCGGCGTTCCATATATTTGAATCTCTACTATCTGTTCTCTGTCTTCAAAGAACTCTAATAGGTCTTCACCTTTGACTGATTTGTCTGCTGGCAATCTGTTTAAATAATCGCCAAGCCCAGAGTCATTAAACTCATCAACTCTAACGCCAGTTAAAACGCCAGCAACAGATGAGCCATTCTTGGTTTCTTTAATCCTGCCCCATGCGTCAGGTCGATATTTTTGTTCTCGCTTTTCTTCAAGAATCCCTTTGAGCTTAGACTTAAATGCTGGGCGCTGCGGGGTGTCGGGACTAAACGTAAAGTCCCTGTTCATAGCCCCCGCGACTGTAGATGACGCAGCTATTGGCCCTTGCTTCATCACGGCAAGCGGCGTTGCAGAACTCATACCTGTTGGATCTGAAGCCAGCATTACACTCTTGATGCGTTTCACTGAGTCTTTGTCTGGAGTTCTCTTGCCAGCCCTGCCCTGACGTACCTGCTCAAACACCTGCTCAAGCTCCATAGGGATAAACTCCCCGGTGAAGTTTGATTTAAGCTGTTTAAACAGTCTTGCAAGTTTTGCAAATGCCCTGCGCAGTGGCGGCGTAAACTCTGGTGGTATCTTTCCATCAATATCTAACCCTCTATTGTAGAGAGCGGAGGCGTAAGCAATAAGCTCGTTGAAGTTCTGAAAATCATTACCCGACATAACAATGTCGTATTGCTTTTGACCGAGATGATCACGAACAATGCGCTCTAATCGTGGTTGATTAGCTATGAGTGACTTAATTTCAGAATCGTTAAGGAAGCCGTTGTTAAATAAGAAGTGGGTTGCCTCATGGTACGCCACGTTTTCTGGATCTAAATGCCCGTCAGCTACAGATACAGCTACAACATTGCCTACCTGTAGTCCAAGGGCTTCGTCATACCCTACTTCTTGTCCATTAATAAGAAACTTTCTTTCTGCGCCTTCACCTGTAACTTGCCCGTAAAGCTGGCTTGCTACTACAAGATCCGCTTCGGGGGCTATATTGTTTACAATCTTCTTAATTCTTATGAATTGATTGTAGTCAATTGGCTTGTCTTTTTGTGGGACAAGGATGCTTGGCCCTTGAGGAGTATTAAGGTTTGGAATTGCAGTCAACGCTACGTCAGCATCAGTGGACTGTTGTGCTGGCCTAGCAAAATCTATATCGCCAACCAATTGATCTTGAAACTTAGGGTCTACAGAGAATTCTGTACGGGCTGTATCGTGATCAGCGCCATCGTCTCGTAGCTTTCTATATGCAGCCATGCCTATCTGCAAAGCCTTTGCGTCCCCGCCAGAAAGCTCACCTATTGTATCTCTTATGTCAGCTTCTTCTGCTGGCGAAACGACAGCTACTGTACCCTTCTGAAGCCTTCCCTTCTTTTTCTTCTTTGGCTTTTGACCCGCCTCGTCTTGAGCTATCTGCTCAAGCTCCGCCTTAACTTGGGCGGCAGGGTCTTGAGGAGACACCAAGTCTAGCGTTATATTTTGAGTTGACTCCGAATCAGGTGCGGCTGTTTCTACAACTGAGGGTTGAGTAATTTCTGGCTGAACCGCTGCGGGTTGAACAGCCTCTGGCTGAACCGCTGCGGGTTGAGCAGCCTCTACTTGCGGAGCTTGTTGTGGAACAACTGTAGGTATTTTAAATACTGATTGATTTGCTTTTCTTGCCGCCTCACCACGCTCTTTAACTTCAGCAGCAATCGTAGTACCCATGCTTCGTATGTCTGCCTCGGTCATTCCGGGCAACGCAGCTTTTAACTCGTTAATTATTGAAGCATCTTTCTTAGATTTCTTAACGCCATCCCTAACAATGTAAAGCGCCTTATCTAAAAGCGATTCAAACTCAGGGATCTCATCTCTATATCGAGGCTTTGAATTTGCTACATCTTTTGAGTCAAATACAACTGGCTCAAACGCTGCTGGCTCTTCAGCCACAACCTCTTCTACCACAGGTTCTGGAGTTACAGGCTCTGGCGTTACAGCCTCCGGTGTTACAGGCGCTGGTGCTACAGCCGCTGGTGTTACAGGCGTATCCGCTGCTGCTACAGGTGTGGGCGCTGGCCCTTCAGATGCTTTGGCAGAGCCTTCAGCTAGCTTTGCTGCCCTTTTCTCTATCTCTTCTTCGGTCTTAGCTTGATCGTCCGCAGCTTTATCCGCTTCCTTTTTAGCTTTTTTTCTTTCTCTGTGCGTCACAACCTTTTCATGGATTGCCGCTTTTTGATTAGAGTTGAGGTCTGATACTGGAGTATTAGGATCTCCAGTTACTTCTTCAATGTACTGTTTTTGTTCTGTTTTATTTACACCGTTGCGTTTAAACGCTTTCACCAACACTGAAGCTTCAATCTCTGGCCCGCGAGATACGTCTGTATCTGATGCTACCCTGCCCAATACAGTGTCTTGATTGTCGCCCACGGTGCCAGCAATAAAGTCACCGATCTCACCGCTATCAACTGCAAGCCCAGTAGCTACATCGCTTTCATTCTTTGCTGCTTTTTCGCTGATGTTCTGATCAAAGTCAGGGTTCCTGCGCTTCATCTCAGCGCTAATGGCTTTAATACGATAGGCTTTACCGGCAGACATGGTTGCTTCTATCGTACCGTCAGGAGACTTCGATGCGTCAATCGCATCCTTTAGGGTGATATTGCCAGCATCAACTTGATCCAATAACGACTGCGGCAACAACTGCCTCGACTGCTCATCAACAAGCTCTGCTGCACTAAAGTCGCCTAGCTCTCTGTCGTTAATCTTAAATCTAGGAGTAAGCAAATCCTTATCTGATGCAAGAGAGTCGCCAGACTGCTCGTCAACCGATTGATCTCTAGGCACATTTATAAGGTCGTCGCCTACGGACAGGGTTACAAAGTCATCCCCAAAGTCTACAACTTGACCCGATTGTTGATTGCCATCTGCGTCATAAAATGCAACATCTTTTTCTGATGTTTGCATATCTCTAAGAAACTCTTCATCTAAAGACTCTAGTTGCTCAGTACCTTGATACTCTTTGTCAATTTCCTTTTGGTTCTTTGCGTACTTAACGCGACGACCAAAAAGCAAGTCAACAATAGAGCCAGCACCAGCGCCATACCCAAAGTCTGACAACGCGCTGTCGCCAATAGGTTGATCTGGATTGTAATTGCCTTGCGCTGAAAGCTCTTGCAATATCCCAGAGAGTGCTTCTTGACCGCCCTCTGCTCCAGCATTGGTTATGTTCTCAGTGGCTCTTCTTATATAGCCGTTGCTAACATTCTTTGCCATTGTATTGGGTATGCCGCGAAGCAGAATCTCCATTGGAGCCAAGTCCAATAGGCCAATGCCAAGCCCAGTAGCTACCGCTAGGTTTCTTTTAGCTGTAGATACCTCATTACCTGCATCCTCATACGCCTCAAGCATTTGATTTGCAGTACCGCCGCCCATTGTACTGGCGGTCATAACGGATAATGCTTTTAACCCTTTGGCATATCCTAGATTTCTTCTAGCTGCTTCCGCATAACCAGCGCCCCTTGCTGCAAAACCTGCCGCTCTAGTGCCAACACCTGCCGCACCAAGCCCCGGAACTAAAAGAGGAACCATGCTGCCAAGCGCCTCTGCAAGCTTGCCCACCATGCCCTCTTCATTGCCTACAGCTTTCCTAGAATCCTGTATTAGCTTGAGAGCTTCTGCTGTTGCTGGATCTATAGAGTCTTCATAGCCAGCAAGGTTTGTCACCATGTCTGCCGTGGCAAATAAACCTTCACCAAGCGTCAATGTTCCTTGAGCCACACCACGACCAAAGCCACGACCAGCTTGCATCAAAACATTTTGGCTTTCTTCTTCTTGTATAGGCGCAGCTTCTGACAAAAATGCACGATCAAACCCGCCAAAAAGATTCAGATCTCTTTCTGATTGCGCTTGAGGAGGCGGCGCTTGTTGTTGCACAGGTTGTTGTGCAGGTTGTTGTGCAGGTGGCGCAAAACCAGACGCAAGGCTCCCCTGCTCAACCTGACCAATATTTGCCTGTTGAGAAGGAAACTGAGATTGCGGTAACTGATTTAGATTATTAAACGCCGAAGTTGTTGCAGGTGGATTCTCCGGCTGTTGCAGCCTTGAAATTAAAGCCTGTATAAACTCTTCTTGTGTTGCCATTTAATAGTATTCTTCTGCTAAGGGTAGATTGGCGCTGTGTTTTGTGTGATGTAATCAGTTGAAATCCAAGGATGCTTTCGTTTAAACGCAATCAAGGCGGCTTCTTGCTGCGCAGTTCCTGTAGCTCTCATTAGATCGCCAAGCTCTGGCCCAAACTTTTGAAGCATTGACATCTGACCAACACGATTATTATCCAAATAAGAAGCTTGTAATGATGCGGCTAATTGAGCTTCTTGCTGCTCAAGAGGTAGAGTCTTATCTACATCCTTAGCAAATTTACCCATATCCTTGATTAAAGTTTTGACAGCTTTGTTTTCTATTTGCTGTGCAGCAGGAACCCCCATCTCAGCATAGCCTTGCGAGGCTAACTGTATATCCATTTCGACAGGATCTACTGTAGAGCTATAATCTACATTTCTAAAGGTTGCTTGAGCATCCCCAAAGTCATTGGATGCCTTTTGTTGGAATTCCCTATAATCGTTTAATTGACCAGCATTTAATTTATCAACTTCTAATAAGTAGTTTCTATTGTCAGTAAATCCTTTCTGTATCATTTCAAGTCGTCGCTGACCAAGTGTTGAGTTGGCGGTAGCAACTGTCTGTTGAAACTGTCTGGCATCCTGTATCTTTTTAAGAGTATTTTCCTGTCGTTTAAACGATGTATTAGCTTTACCTTGCTCTCTTGCGTACTCATCCATTGCGTGTTGATACAGTTCTTTCTGCTCTTGACCTGTCATCTTGTTCATCACGCCAGCAGCGCCACCAAATCCTTTACTAATCGAAGTTAAGAAGTCAGGGCTTCCAGATCCAGCAGCTTCAAAGAAAGCTTGAGCCATACCTAAAGACGTTTGCTTTTTAAGGCGATCTTTAATGTTTTCTCTTGTAGGTAAATTACCCTCTAGATCTTTGAGCTTGCCTACAGATTTATCTACTTCGTCGTTATAAGCTTTCTCTCTTGCAATTAATGTTTCAAACATTTCATTGTCTAGGTTTGCAGTAAGTCTATTTGTTACACTGGTTGCAGGGTTGCCGCTATTAGACAATGTTGTTGCAAACCCATTGCTGCTTTGGTTTGAATTAAACATTACTGGGTCATTTGAAAATAGCGCTTTGTCTGTTCCCACAATTGGCACGGCAGCATTATTACCTTGACCTTGACCTTGTCCTTGGACGGTACTCGGCCCTCCGGCATTAGTATTAATTGAGCCAGCAACCGGCCCTGCGGGGACAGTATTATTAACTTGTGCTTGTGACGCGGCTCTTTGCGCTTGTGTTTGATAGCCTTGCCCTAGCGCAGAAATGTTTTGTCCTGCTGGAATAAACGCTGGAACACCGGCATTGCTTGATAGTTGTGTTAAGTTACCAACACTACCCCTTGGCAAGCTGCCAATACTCTTTAGCCTTTGTGCAGTTAATGCAGCTTGTACTGCTGCATTTTGTGCATCTATTTTACTTACAGGGTTTGGAATATTTACTGGCAAACCTTGCGCTCCACCTCCATAACTTGACTGAAAGGGTTGATAAGCACTTCCAGCTTGATTAAACACATCTGCATACTGATCTAAGTTTCCAGCATCTTGATACTGAGCAAAACTAGCCGCTAAAGCATCTTCATTTAACCCAAAGTCATCAGGCAAATATACGTCTTGGCTTGTCAATAAGTCTATTGGGTTATAACCCAACTCATCTTGTAGCATTTGTAAATAAGCAGGAGAATATACATTGCCAACAGTGCCGCCGCCGCTACCAGTGGTGCCGTTAGCAAAGCGCCTAATCAACCCGCCTGACTGCATAGCGGGTACGCCCATTTGTTGAGCAAGCATTGCCATGTCTGGAGCAGGAGCGCCCAGTTGCATTCCCGGTGGCGGAGCAGGTAATCCAGCACCTTGCTGCGGCATAGGAGGCATCATGCCTTGACCCATAGGTTGACCCATAGGCTGACCCATAGGTTGACCCATAGGTTGTCCTTGAGGCGCTGACTGACGCATAGCCATCTCTACCAGTTGATTAACAACAGGCTGTGACGGGCTTTGCTGGCTTGTCTGAGCGTCTTGACGAATATCGTTACGAGCTTTCATTTCGCTTGCAGCAATAACGCTTTCAATACCGGAGCCGGATTGTGCAATTTGAGCTAACGCCGTGTCAGGTAAATCCTGAGTTCGCTCGGCTATTCGTAACAGATCTTCCATCGCCATGTTTAAACGTCCTATTAAGCTCTACCTAGGGATGCTGCCCCACCTAAGAAGTTAAGTAATTGCCCTGTTTGATTAGCACCCGGCGCTGATGTTTGCGTGGTCTGACCTGCGTATGCCTGTGGCTGCAATCCTCTTAGAAGGTTTGCGTAGTATTGCAATTGTTCTTTAGGGAAGTCTCTCTGTCCTAAGAAGTCTTGATACTGGGTGTCAAGTATTCTTTGCTGATCCGCTCTTAGGTCTGCTCCCATAGATGACAATGCGCCAAGGCGTTGTAGATCCATGCTTTGCTCAAGTCTATCAGCTTCCATTGCAGATAATGCAGCTTTATCTCCGCGAGCTAAGGCCATTGCATATGCTCTTTGATTAGAAAGATCCGCTTGCAAACCTTGCGTTCCGGCTGCTCTAGCGGCAGCGTCAGCAGCTATTTGAGCTTGCAATGTTTGCGCACCACCCGCTCTTGCGGCAGCGTCAGAAGCTATGTCAGCTTGCAATCCTTGCGCACCTGCTGCCCTAGCGGCGGCATCAGCCATTTGTTGTTCTTGTAACGTCTGTGATCCAGCAGCCCTAAATGCTGCATCTCTAAGTTGTTGAGCCTGTAATNTTTGTGATCCAGCGGCTCTACGAGATGCATCTGATAATTGTTGCTGTTGCAGGGTTTGAGATCCCCTAGCCCGTCTAGCCGCATCGGTTGCAATTTGCGCTTGCAAGCTTTGAGCGCCAGCAGCCTGACCGAATCTAGCTGTTGCTTCTTGCGCCCCAGTTCTAAATTGAGAAGCGGCCCTTCTAGCCTGATCTGTCATACCTTGTAAACGAATATCACGATCAATATCTTGACCAGCTAAACCAGATGCTTTATCAAATGCTTTTTCAAGTTGCACTGCTTCTAGGTCTTGCTGCCTTGTTAGGAAATCACCTTCTGCTTGAGCATCTGCAAGGATTCCTCTGCTACCAAAAGAGCTTGACCCGCCTTGCTGTGTCGCCTGTAAATTCCTTGCCGCTGCTTGTTCTTGAAAAGACTTTAATGATCTTTCCCTAGCCCTATCAAGAACCTGTTCTGTGTATGGATTTTGGTACTCAGAAATACGATCTGTTATTCTGTCAGCAGAAAACTGTTGCGGGTCATAATCAGATGTAATTTGCGCTCCTGTAAATCCAGCCCTAATGTCTTGAGGATTATACCCAGAAGTCATTTCTCGGCCTTGATAACCGCTACCAAAATCGCTTCTTGTAGGAGCATAACCGCCAGCAAAATCTGCCCTAGCAGGGTTATATGTTCCAGAAATTGTATTGCCGGTATAACCACTGGCAAAAGTTTGATCTCCGCCATAACCAGAGCTTACAGTTTGATAATCAGGCACAACCTTGCCGGTTGCAGGATCTACTGCATTCACATTCTGAAAGTATGTTTGAGCGCCACTTACTCCATCCAAGCTTCTATTACCCAAGGCGTTAATGCCTTGAAAAGCTTGTTGTTGTTCTGGAGTGTATCCAGCTAAACGCTCACCGCCATATGGAACATAGTCTTGCTGCAACAAAGCATCTGCCATTTGCATTTGCTTTTGTAGATAAGGATAAAACTCTTTAGGTATATTTGAGTTTATAACTTCTGTTGTGCCGGACTGCCTTACGTTTGAAGTTGAACTACCACCGCCGCTGCTACCGCCCATTAGCTACCTCCTTGAGTAACTCGTCTGCATTTACTGATAATAAATCAGACTTATCTACAGAGTTATTTTCTTTATTTTCAACCTGTTTAGTCATCACGATAAATTCTTTAGTAAATCCAATATCCTTCCAGAGCCTTTCCATAGCTGGAGTCGTTGATGTTTCTAGTCCATCCATGCCTAACTTGACAGCAAGATCCTCTACTACTCGGAATGCTTCATCAGACCATTCTTTAAGTCGCGTCCCACTTAATGTATTCAAATCTAAATATGTTTTTCTTGGATAAGAGTTAACGCCGCAAATAAAAAAACCTACAGCGTTTTCTTCATCTCTAACAATCCAAACAAAATAAGGGTCTTCTGCCATCTGATGAAAAATATCAGCAACAATAAATCTACCGTGACTTCTTCTTTCTAAATTTTTTGCAAAGTGCGCTATCTCAGGCCATACAGAAATAATTTCATCTTTCGGTATTAAGTCAAAAGTAAACGCCATGTTTAAACAACCTTTCTTGGAACCCGTAGCATAGCCATTATATCTTCTGGGGTTTCATCCAACTCTGCTGGCTGCTCTGTTGTATCTGTTTTTTGTCTACGAATATTATTAATCATATCATCAAGCAACTCGCCGCCTCTCGTAGTGCTTCCATCACCTATATGAGATACAACATCCGCAGGTATAACGTACTCATCTCTGGAAAGTAAAACAGGCTCCATGCCGTCAATAATCGCAGGAACAATATCATCCATGCCCCCACCCATTCCGGGTACTAAGCCTTCAAATACAGATGTATCTACTGTTAAGCTGCCGCCA